TCTTCAATCGTGAACAGACTGAGTATGAGTTGGGTGGTATTACGACACTTGACTATCTAGAAACTTATAAGAAGTTCACATACTCTCAGCAGGAAAGTTATAGACTTGACCATATTGCTCACGTAGAATTGGGTGAAAGGAAACTTGACTACTCTGAAGTTGAAAGTTTACACCAGTTGTATGAAACTGACTATGAGAAGTTTATTGACTACAATATCAAAGACGTTGAGTTAGTTAATCAAATTGATGACAAGAATAAGTTTATCGATGCTGTATTTGCTTTGGCATATGATGCTAAGGTAAATTACAAGGATACATTTGCTCAGGTTAGAATGTGGGATGTGTTAATCCATAACTATTTGATTGATAAGAATATCGTTGTACCTCAGAAGAAAGATATTGATAAGAAAACTCAATTCGCTGGGGCATACGTTAAATCGCCTCAGGTTGGATTGCATAACTGGGTGATGAGTTTTGACTTGGCATCCCTATATCCGCATTTGATTATGCAGTATAATATCTCACCCGAAACGTTTATTGAAGGTGTGTATAATGATGTGACGATTGACGGACTCATCAACGGCGACATTCCAAAAAGTAAAGACTGCTTATCCGCAAGTGGGTATTCGTACCGAAAAGATAAGCAAGGTTTTCTTCCTGAGATGATGCAGAAGTTATATGACGACCGTGTTATTTACAAGAAGAAGATGCTTGAGTCCCAGACCAAACTTGAAGAAGCAAAGAAACTTGGTATTGATACTCATAATATTGAGAAGGATATCTCTAAGTACAGCAACTTACAGTTAGCAAAGAAAGTACAACTTAACTCTGCCTATGGTTTCTTAGGAAATCAGTATGCGAGATTCTTTGATGTTCGAATTGCTGAGAGTATTACGTTATCTGGTCAGTTATCAATTAGATGGATTGAAAAGAAACTCAACGAATACATTAACAAGTTACTGAAGACTGATAAGGATTATATCATTGCGATTGATACTGACTCTGTGTATGTGGATGTTGGCGATCTTGTTGCAAAGGTTAATCCTAAGAACCCAGTAGACTTCCTTGATAAAGCAGGTAAACAGCAATTCGAACCATTCATTAATAAATGCTATGAAGAATTGGCAGAGAATATGAATGCTTATGAACAGAAGATGTTTATGGATCGAGAGGTGATTGCTGACAAAGGTATTTGGACTGCTAAGAAACGATATGTATTGAATGTACACGATAATGAGGGTGTGAGATATACTACACCTAAACTTAAAGTGATGGGTCTTGAAACGGTTAAGTCTTCAACTCCATCAATCTGTCGTGATGCATTGAAGAAGTCGTTGAATATTATCCTGACTACTGATGAAGCAACTGTACAAAAATACATCACAGACTTCAAAGAGGAATTCTTTAAGCAACAATTTGAAGACATAGCATTTCCTAGAAGTATCTCGGACCTAAATAAATACAATGAGAAAGGGGATGGGTTGATTATACCTAAAGGCACACCGATCCACGCAAGAGGTGCGTTGGTGTTCAACCATCTGTTAGAGGAAAACAATCTGACTAAGAAGTTTGAGAAAATCAAAGATGGCGAGAAGATTAAGTTCTGCTATATGAAGATGCCAAACCCATCAAGACAAAACGTTCTGAGTATCGTGAGCACATTACCCCAAGCATTTGAAATGGAAAAGTATATCGACTATGAGTCACAGTTCGATAAGGCATTCATTCAACCACTAAGGGCAATTCTAGATGCTGTTGGATGGGAAGTTGAGAAAACAAATAACCTAATGGACTTTTTTGGATGATATCCGATAAGAAGCAGGAACTCTTAACCATTATTATGGAAGAGTGTGCTGAAATTCAAGTTGAGTGTTCTAAGATGCTGAGGTTCGATGGGGACTCTGACAAATTAGCAACTGAACTTGGCGACCTAATGTGTATGTTAGAAATAATGTATGATTGGGATATGTTAGATTGGGAACAGATAGAAAAACAAATACCACGTAAGAGAAAGAAACTCGAGAAGTGGTCAAATTTATTTAAAGGAGAAAGTTATGAGTAGAGATTTCGATTTTGGTTTTAGTTTAGTTGATGAGAATGAGTTAGACGCAGTACAACAGATATCTAAGGTTGCTGAGCAAAGTTCGTCCAACTACGACCACGTACAAGAAAAAGTTAATAAGTTATACAGTGCTATTACACCGTTGCTTAACAACCTGAAGCAGAACCCAGAGAAGGAATATATCCTCTGGCCAAACAGAGTTGAGAAGGTTGAACAGTTTGAAGAAATGTTAAGTGAAATTTACAAGTCGTAAAACTTTACTTTTTAGTATGTTTATAGTATAATAAAGTATGAATGAAATAATTTATATAGGAGTTTGAATGAGTTTTTTAAGTGATATGACAAAGGGAATTGATACTGCCAATCTATTATCAGATGGTGGAAATAGTTCTGAGTTTTCAGGAACGATCGATACGGGATCGTATATTTTAAATGCACTGGTATCTGGTAGTATTTACGGTGGTGTTCCCAATAATAAGATTGTAGCATTTGCTGGTGAGTCAGCAACAGGTAAAACCTTTTTCGTGCTAGGTGTAATCAAACAGTTTATGAAGGATAATGCAACTGGTGGTGTGATTTACTTTGACACTGAGGCTGCTGTTACGAAGAAGATGATGGAAGACCGTGGTATTGACTCAACCAGAGTTGTTATCGTAGAACCATCATCTATTGAAGAATTCAGAACAGATGCTACACGAATCCTAACAAGTTATATTGACACACCTGAGTCAGAGAAAGAACCGATGATGATGGTACTTGACTCATTAGGTATGTTGTCATCTAAGAAAGAATTAGAAGATACTGAAGCAGGTACAGATAAACGTGATATGACCAAAGCACAATTGCTACGTGGTACGTTCAGAGTATTATCATTGAAACTTGCTAAGGCAAATGTACCACTAATGCTAACTAACCACGTGTATGATGTGATTGGTTCTTACTTCCCGCAGAAAGAAATCAGTGGTGGTAAAGGTTTGAAATATGCAGCGAGTTCTATTATTATGCTTGGTAAGAAGAAGGATAAGGATGGTACTGAGATCGTTGGTAACATTATTGGTTGTACAACTCATAAGTCGAGATTCACTAAAGAGAATAAAAAGGTAGAAGTTAAACTATCGTTCGATAAAGGACTAGATAGATACTACGGACTCCTGGAACTCGCTGAGAAGTACGAGATCATTAAAAAGGTATCAACTCGTTATGAACTTCCAGATGGCAGTAAAGTATTCGGTAAAGCGATTAATGCTAATCCTGAGAAGGTATTTACGAAGGATATCCTTGACAAGTTAGATATCGCAGCAAGAAAAGAATATATGTATGGTGAGTTTGAAGAAGAAATTACAAATGAAAAGGAGATAGAAAATGACGAAGTATAAATTAATTGACCATCCTAATGGATTCCACGATGAGCATTGGTGTGTTGAAATCGAAGAAGGGCAATTCAAAGGTGTGGTGTATCAGTATGACACAATCCACTTCAAAGAAACAAAAGAAGGTGACGATGCCGTCTTAAACTTTAACACTATTACGGTGGAAAACCCGAACGAAGAAGACTTGACAGATGATGAGTTTTCAGGTATAATAGGTGATGTGCTAGTGAAAATTATTGAAGAACGATTAGAAAATGACTTAGAGGAAGTGAATGAACGTAACACATCTGATACTAAAGAATCTAATACATAATGAAGAATATGCAAGGACTACACTTCCATATCTAGAATCAAAATACTTTGATGAACACATTGAGAAAATTGTCTATGAGCAAGTCAATGAGTTTATATCGAAGTATAATTCTTTACCAACAAGAGAAGCATTAGTAATTGAATTGGACAACCGCAAAGGTATGTCTGAAAAAGATTTTAGTGGGTGTGGTGCATATATCGGAACTCTCATTGATGATGAGAAAGAAGATAAAGATTGGTTAGTTAATACCACTGAAAAGTTTTGTCAAGAGAAAGCATTATATAATGCTATTATGGATTCGATTGCTATTATTGATGGCAACGAAGAAGGACAAGATAAAGGGGCAATTCCAGAAATATTATCTGATGCGTTGAGTGTATCATTCGACCCGAACGTTGGTCACGACTTCTTAGATGATGCTGATGAACGATTCGACTTCTATCATAAGGTTGAAGAACGTGTTCCGTTTGATATTGATTATCTGAATAAGATTACTAAGGGTGGTTTACCTAAGAAGTCTTTGACAGTATTGATGGCAGGTACGGGTGTTGGTAAGTCATTAGCAATGTGTCACTTTGCATCTGCTAATATGCTTGATGGTAAGAACGTTTTATATATCACTATGGAAATGGCAGAAGAAAGAATTGCCGAACGTATTGATGCGAACTTATTGAACGTGAAACTTGATGACTTGCCTGAGATGGGTAAGCAAGCATATAAGAAGAAGATTGCTAAGGTTAAAGGTAAGACTTCTGGTAAGATGGTGGTTAAGGAATATCCAACCTCATCGGCAGGTGTCGGTCACTTCAGACACTTATTAAATGAGTTGAAGTTGAAGAAAGGTTTTAAACCCGACATCATTTACATTGACTATCTGAACATCTGTATGTCTAGTCGAATGAAGATGGGTGCTAGTGTGAACAGTTATACTTATGTTAAGGCAATTGCTGAAGAGATAAGAGGATTAGCAGTTGAAACTAATGTACCAATCGTTACTGCTACACAGGTTAATAGAACTGGTTATGGTGACTCAGACTTCGGACTTGAAGATACATCTGAATCGTTTGGTTTACCTGCTACGACTGACTTAATGTTAGCACTTATTTCTACTGAAGAAATGGAAGCAATTGACCAAATACTTATTAAACAGTTGAAGAATAGGTATGGCGATCCTGGAACTAACAAACGTTTCGTGGTTGGTATTGATAGACCTAAGATGAGGTTGTATGATGTGGAATCAAATGCTCAGTTGGATTTGGTTGGAACTCATACTGCTACTGAACATAAGTTTAACAAACCTATCCACGTTGGTGGAAAGAAATCATTTGGTCAGTTGAAGGTATAATTCCCCTATTATAAACACGGTTAATACGCTTTACTTTTCCTCAATATTAAGGTATAATATAAGTATTGATTGAGTAAAAGGGGTTGAGTTATGGTTGATTTTGGACGTGTGGTTGAGTTTTGTAGAGATGAGTTGATTATCTCTAACAATGTCATTATCAACGTTTCATTAGAAGACTTGACTGAAGATAATGCCCACGGTTGGTGTGTGAAGTCTTCAGATAAGTTTGGGTTTAATAGTAACGAATATGATATTGAACTTGAAGAAACTTTAAACGATGACGAAATGCTTGTTACTTTATGTCACGAAATGGTTCACGTTAGACAATACTCACAAGGTGAGAGATCTAATGAACGTGAAGCAAATGGATTAGAAAACGAATTAGCAGAAAAATATAGAAGTCTTTTGGCAGTTTAGACTTCCTCCCAAACTAAAACTGTCAGGTGGTGTGTACTCCGAACTCAATCAACGACTCCACACCACCACTTATTTTTGTAGGATGCGGACTCCTTTGTTATGTTTTTTGACGCATCCCAGACCTGAGTATGT